ACTATTTTTTATAACTTCTTGATCTTGAACAGTAAGCTCATCAGAGTATTGTTTTGCCTTACCTTCTTTTATTATATTATCTTTACCTAAGTATTCATTTTTAGACCAATCGTATAAATTCTTCCAATCCGCTTTAAAGCCTTCACCTTTACCAGAAGCAGACTTACCCCCAAAGAAAACAAATGCTTTGTCACCATCTAAGTCAGCACCTCCAAGAGCTTCTAAGCTTCTACCATGCATTAAAACACCATTGTCTTTTATTCCAGTAAAACCACCAAATTTTAATTTATGAGCACCAGACATAGAATCCATAGGTACACGAACTACAACTGCATTAAAAAATTCTTGAACTGCTGGACTATTTTTACCTGATTCCCACAATTTTTCTAAACTTATATTTTTCGAACCAGCTATACCGCTAGCATCTACTTTCATTTCTTTAAAATTATCACCTAAAAAGAATACATTGTCTTGTTTTTCAAGTATACCTAGTGTTTTATCTTTAGCCATTTCAGGTTCATATGGTCTCATTCTAGCAGATAAGCTATTACCAATAGTAGGTCTAGTAATTCTGTGTAAAAAATAATTACGCATTACAGTCATCCTGTAATCTCTTGGGAATTTATGTAAAAAACCAGCTACACTGTCTGGCATAAGCCTTATAACTCTTTCATTTATACTGCTAAAATCAAGCATGTCTCTTTTTAACGATTCTACTTGTGTATTTGTTAACTCACCTTCAGATTTAATATTTTCTATAATCTCGTTATTCATTTTTAAGATGCGCTGATAAGCTCTGTTAGCAAACTTTTCTGAGCCTGGAGACTTAATAGTTTTTAACAATGTATCCATACCAATCTTATCCATATTTTCTATTAAGAAAGGTATTTCTTTTTCCAAAGCTTTTGGATTGTTTTGAAAATTCTCGGCAGCAGTATTTAACTCTTCCTTACCATTGATTTCATTTTTAACAAGGTCTTCATACATATCATCAAAAATTCTTTGCATTTCAACTTGATACTCTGATTCAGAGTTTATTTTTGATCTCTTAGGGTCAAAGAAAGAGTAAGGTGTAAAATTAGTCCA